GGATGCCCAACGCCTGGTCCGAGAGACAGACTCATTCCACAAAGGTGGTCCGAGTTTGCCAGACGGGTTAAGTACTACTCCGTTATGAAGCAGTATAGCAGGCGTTGCCGCAGGTTCACGAGCATGTTAGCTCGATCTGCGGCCGGTGAGGAAAGGAAGGAAATCAGTGAACGAATCAGCACGATCCGAAGACACTACGAAGCTCTCAGGGAGAGCCACCTTCTCAGGTATGGCGAGCCACGTATACGCGGCAGCCGTTCCCGGAAGATGATCGATGATTTCGTAGTGTTCATCATGCGCTGTATCCAAGAGGGACCGAGGTACCTCAAGGAGTTCGCTCACTCGTCCCGCGAGGCCGGGTTGATCCGACGGGGTGTCCCGGACAAGGTGGCACGCAAGCGAATGCTTGCAAGCACCGTGTCTAGGTCCGTCGATTGGCCCCGACCAGGCGAAACGATGATTTCCAACCACGTGGAGGAAGCAAGGGCCAGATGGCGCAAAGCGAGAGATTGGGACCGAAGTCTTATCCCCCGCCTGGAACAGTTCCTAGAAACTCTTCCAATGGCACACCTAGCCGGCAAAGAAGTAAACGACCCCTTACCCTCAGGTAAGGCCTGCATGGAACTACCTCGTAACAAAGGTGGAACCTGCAGAGCCCTCATTGAGAATAAGAGTGCGCGAGCTGAGATAGAACGTAACCGAACCGTCTACGAGTATAACTCGGAGACTGGCGAACTCGATTTCGTCGATCGACGGACCATGGTGGAAATAGTGAGTGGTGGCAACGCCGCCAGTTCAGCCTCTGAAAAGAGACGGGACGATGCTTGGGGAGCCTTTTTACAAGAGGCTACCGCACCAAGCTCACCACCCACCCAGTCCGAAGTCGAGAAAGAATTCGTCGAAAACGTCCTACCTGCACTACGCCCGCTAGCAGTGCCCGAAATGGGCGGTAAGCTACGGATCGCTACGCTTCACCCTGCTGAAGAAGTACAGACGGCACGACGGATAACACGTAAGTGGCTACGTATCCTTAGCGCTACTGTCACAACACGCGACATGCTCAAGGGTCGGCGAGTAGAGTTGGCAAGTGCACACAAGTGCGCACGCATCTACAGCGCCGATCTGAGTGCGGCAACAGACTACATTGGTCACGAGCTGGCACAGACCGTCGGAAGAGTTCTCAACCGACGACTGGCATCTGACCAAAGAGAATGCGCCGCCGTCATGAAGATCCTAGGATCTCACGACGATGAAGGTGTCCTGACAAGCAGCGGTATCCATATGGGACTAGGTCCTACATGGGTCGTACTATCACTTCTCAACAGCTTTGCGGCTTGGAATGCAGGTGCGAGGAAAGAATCCTATGCCGTGTGCGGCGACGACCTCGTTGGATTGTGGAAACCATCAATCAAACGAAAGTACGAAGCTACACTCGAGAGGCTCGGTCTTGTGGTTAATAAGTCCAAAAGCTTCTACGGCGACAGAGGTGTCTTCTGCGAACGACTAATAGAACGTGTCTCTCCGACTGAAGCGTTCTCACGTGACGTTGGTCACCTGAGCGCGCTTACGGCGGCAAAATCACGTTCCGGAAGGTCGAACGCGCACCTGGCAACGGCTGATAACCCAGAACTACTCGAAAGTAGCCTGACGGATATCGGCCGACGAACTATGCGACAGTTCGTTCCACGCCACACGGGACCAGGCAAGATACGTCACTTCGGATGCGGCGAAGGCTCACTGGAACTGGGTGGATTGTTCTCGCTTGTGCGAGGACAAACCACTTTGGTCCAGAAGTCTGCGCTATTCCCAAAGCAACTCAAGGCAACATTAGCCACGATCTCGTCTTCCGAGCAGCACCCGTCCCTCCTTGGAGGTTCGGTTACTATCTCAGAATTCGCAATCGCGTATAAGACCGCGGTCTTCCAGCGTCAGCTGAGAGACGGGTCCATGCCAAAGTCGCCCATGCCCATTTCTAACGCGGAGTTCAAGAAACAAGCACGATCCAACCGACCACCACGGAAAGGTCGGGAAAGTGCTGTTTGCGATAAACTCGCGCTAGAGGTCCAGGCCTCCTCCCTGCCACGCAAACACCGTTCAACAGCCCGCCAAGTTATCATTGGGCTGAAGAAGCAGTATGAGCGCGGCCTCCCCACCACCAACTCCAGGCGTCGCCTCGAAAACATCCTATCGAGACAACGCCGTGAGGTGTACATTGAGCACGGAAAAGCGACGGCGCTAATCCGTGAATACACCGGAGTTGAAGAGGACCTGCTGCAACAGCAGGCACGCGTAGAACGGTTGGACCCCGTCCTGCGCGATACGATGACCTAAGGCCATCGCACCCCACCCATAGAATCAAGAAAGAGC